TACGCCACGTTGCCCAACAAGAACACCACAGGCCGTCCTCTCCAAATCTATGTGAACCGCCAGAACAATCCAAACTACACGCTCTGGCCTGTTCCCGATCTGCCCTACACCATCATCTACTGGACGATGAGGCGCATTCAGGACGCCACCAACGCGACCGACACGATGGATATGCCCGTCAGGTTCGTCCCTGCCCTGGCTGCCGGTCTAGCCTTCCAACTGGCCATGAAGCGTCCAGAAGCCGCTGCACGCGCTCCTGCGTTGAAGGCAGAGTACATGGAGCAGTTTCAGCTAGCAGCCGATGAAGACCGTGGCAGAGAGCCTGCTCGCTTCGTGCCTTGGATGTCCTACCCGTGACAGCTAAGTTTGCACGGGGCAATAAGGCTTATGCCTTCTGTGACCGCTGCTATCAGCGGTATGACCTGAGTGAACTGACCTATCAGGTCGTTAATCAGAAGCCGACCGGGCTTAAGGTTTGCGATGAATGCAATGATGTGGATCATCCTCAGTATCAGTTGGGCAAGACGCCGATCAATGATCCTGTTGCCCTGCTTGAACCAAGGCCGGATATCAACCCTGGCCGCAGCCTTCCTGGCTGGAATCCTGTTGGCAATTCTGCTACCACCATGAATGGCAATGCTGGTATTATTAACGTATATACCCCATAGGAGATTTAGATGAGCAGCCCCACCAGCGAAGACATGCGGAAGTACGGTCGGAACATGGCTCGCGCCATGAACCAGAAGTCTGCGCGCAAAGCCACCAAAGGCTTTTCGTTCCCGGCTGGTGAATACAACGCGCCGGAACCGAAGCAAATGCCGCATGACCAGAAGGCTGAAACCGAAGCTCTCGTTCCGCCGGATGGCTCGCCCCGCAAGGCAACCAAGATTCGCGGCACAGGCGCGGCCACCAAGGGGACTATGGCTCGCGGTCCTATGGGCTGAGGAGTAATTGGCAATGAACTACACGACGCTATTAGCTCTGCTTCAAGACTACACGCAGAACTCATCGACTGATTTCGTTGCCGCTATTCCGAACATTGTTCGTTTGGCTGAAGATCGCATATATCAAACAGTGCAGTTCCCTGCGCTGAAGAAGAATGCGACATCAAACTTCAACCCAAGCAACAAATATCTTGCAACTCCCGACGACTTTCTTGCCTCATATTCTATGGCCGTAAAAAGCGCCTCTGGTGTGTATGACTACATGTTGGAGAAAGAGGTTGGATATATCAACGAGGCGTTTCCAAACCCGGCAGTGACTGGCGTGCCGCGCTATTATGCTTTGTTTAACAACGCATCCTTTGTTGTGTCTCCAACTCCAAACGCCTTGTATGAAGTTGAGCTTCATTATTTCTATGAGCCGCCTAGCATTGTGGACGCTGGCACGTCCTGGCTCGGCACCAATGTTGAAAGCCCGCTGTTCTATGGGTGTTTGGTTGAAGCCTACACCTACATGAAGGGCGACTCTGATCTTGCTGCATTGTACCGCGCAAGGTACGACGAGGCTATGGGTCGGCTTAAAGTTCTTGGTGAAGGCTATGATAAGCGTGATAACTTTAGGCTCGATCTGCCTAGAATCGCGCCGACCTAAGAGGTATAAATGGCAATCGTTCAAGCCTTCTGCACGAGCTTCAAGCAGCAGCTTCTAGAAGGCGCTCATGATTTCCGCACGTCGGGTGGAGATGTGTTTAAGGTTGCCCTCTACACAGAGGACGCCAACCTGAACTCCACCACGACCGCGTATACATCGACGGGCGAAATTGTCGTTGCTGGCTACACCGCTGGAGGATTGGTCCTAACCAACATCACGCCCAGCCAATATAACCTAGCTGGAGTGTGTTCGTTCCAGAGCGTCACATGGTCAGGGGCAATCTCTGCTCGCGGCGCGTTGATCTACAACACAACCCCAGCGCACACATATACCAATCCCGCTTGTATCGTTCTGGATTTTGGCGTAACCAGATACGCATCTAACGGCACATTCACCCTGAACTTCCCGCAGATCACTGACCTTAGTGCTATCGTGAGGATCAATTAAATGGCGTTCATTGTCGCTGATCGCGTTCAGGAAACATCAACCACGACCGGCACTGGCAGCTTCACCTTGGATGGGGCTGCTACTGGCTTTCAGACGTTTGCCTCGGTCCTGTCCAGCGCAGACACGACCTACTACACGATTGCAGACCAGGGCGGGGCTAACTGGGAAGTTGGGCTAGCCACATTCACCTCACCCTCGACACTGGCTCGTACGACCATCCTGTCGTCCAGCAACGCCGGTTCTGCGGTAAACTTCGCGGCTGGCACGAAGAACGTCTTCATTACCTACCCGGCTGGCAGATCGGTTCTGTCCAACTCCTCTGGCGTTGTTCCGGTTAATGTTGGCGGCACAGGCGCTTCGGCGCTGACTGCCAACAATGTAATTCTAGGTAACGGCACAAGCGCCGTGCAGTTTGTTGCCCCTGGCACAAATGGGAATGTTCTGACATCGAACGGAACGACCTGGGCGTCAACAACTCCAGCGGCTGGTCCAGCGACCTACGTCCGCACCGCGTTCACTGCAACCGGAGGGCAAACCACGTTCACCGTTGCCTACACGGTCGGCGCTGTTGAGGTGTTTGTAAACGGCATCCTACTGAACTCAGCAGACTACACCGCATCAAACGGCACCAGTGTTGTGCTGGCGTCGGCATGTCTGGTTGGTGATATCGTTGAGTTCATTGCCATCTCAAATGGCAGCTTGTCCTTAAGCGCCGTCACAGTTGGCAGCACAGCTATATCTGGCGGCACCTCAGCGCGATTGCTGTATGACAACGCGGCGGTGGTGGGCGAAACCAGCGGCATCACCACAAACGGCACGACGCTGACGTTGGCAGGGACGACTGCGGCGTTGGCATCTGTGCTTACGAATGCTGCTGAAGTCGCCACGGTGAGTGCAACCGCTGCCACCGGCACCATCAACTTCGACATCACGACACAGAGCGTTCTGTATTACACCAGCAACGCCTCCGCTAACTGGACGGTGAATTTCCGGGCTTCAAGCGGCATCAGCCTAAACACCGTTTTAGCAACCGGTCAATCGGTCACGGCAGCGTTCCTCGTCACGCAGGGCGCTACCGCCTATTACAACAACGTGCTTCAGATTGACGGCTCGACCGTCACACCTAAGTACCAAGGCGGAACGGCTCCTACTGCGGGTAACGCGAGCAGCATTGATGTGTATGTTTACACAATCATCAAAACCGCATCCGCGACCTTCACCGTGCTCGCCAGCCAGACCCGGTTCGCTTGAGGAAACACCATGCCCGTTCTTGAAACCAAGGGTGCTTCGTCGGCTCAAGGGTTTGGTCTGACCACCCCTGTTCAGCAACTGAACTACATCGAGGACGTGTTCTCGACGTGGCTTTATACGGGCACGGGCGCAGTACAGACGATCACAAATGGGATTGATCTAGCTGGAAAGGGTGGGCTGGTTTGGACAAAGGTTCGAAGCGTTAGCGACAGCCATAATTTGCAAGACACGGCTCGCGGCGCTACCTTAAAACTAAGCACAGACTTGGTTAACGGCCAGTTAACGCAGGCTAATTCTTTGACGTCCTTCAGCAGCAACGGATATTCACTTGGCTCTGATACAAATGCTCAGGTAAACGGGAACACCAAAACTTACGTTTCCTGGACCTTCCGCGAGCAGCCTAAGTTTTTTGACATCGTGACCTACACTGGTGATGGCGCAAATCGCACCATTACTCATAATCTCGGCTCTGTTCCCGGCTGCATTATTGTTAAAAGAACAGATACATCAGGCAATTGGCAAGTTTACCACCGCAGCCTTGCCAACACGCAGTATATGGTGCTGAACAGCACGGCGGCAGTAGCAACTGGCGCAACGCGCTGGAACAGCACAACGCCGACCAGCACTGTGTTCAGCGTTGGCACAGACGCCACGGTAAACGCTAGCGGCGGGACATATGTGGCTTATATCTTCGCCCACGATGCGGGTGGGTTTGGCAATGCTGGCACGGATAATGTGATTAGTTGTGGGTCGTTCACAACTGATGGTTCTGGTATTGCGACTGTGACGCTGGGCTATGAGCCTCAATGGGTTTTGTCAAAAAAAACAAAC